TAAAAGCTGCTCCAGCAGGTTTAAGAGATCAAATAAAAGAAGGCAAACTAGGTGTATCGGGTTCATATATATTTGGACCTAAAGGTGGAAACTTTCATCAAGATTTGTCATACAACGGTGGTTACCCAACAAAGGATCTGTGGTTCACACGATGGATGCTTTGGGGTCTAGGTACTATGACAAATAAAAGTGGTAAACTTATAGATACTCCCCCAACTCAATTAGCTGGTGTTTTTGACTTAATAAATAACTTTACAGCTAATGAATTTAAATTAACTAACAAACAAGTACAAGCTGTAGGTTGGTATCATTGGAAAAACTTTTGCACTAGGATGGGTGTAAAAACTGCGGGTATGGAAAACTACACATCCGCATCAAAAAAACATTATGACGCTATGGTAACAGGCGCGGGAGAGGATCCCGAACCTATGCCAGAAATACCAAAGGATAAAGCTAATGCATATGCAAAGAAAAACCCAAATGGACCTCCCTCTAACAGAGCAGGAGTGCCAAAAAATTTCTCAGCAGCTAATCTCGCAAGGGCTTATGCCGTCCTTGGAAAAAGTAATAGCGACCTTACGAGGAAGCCGTTCACGATGGACAACCCATCTAACAGAACACGCCAACAAGCTAAAGGAAAAGGAAAGACAAGACTACCCGGAAGAGGAAGGGGAGTTGTAAAATTTGCACAGTTTAAACCAGCACCCGGTGGTATGACCGGGGCACCTGTTGCGACTAGAACTAATCAACCATTCTCAAACGCTGTAGCTAAATCTCCAGGTGGAAAGAACCTAGCACAAGGTGCACTTGGTAACCAAATTAATGCTAAGGGTGGTGTAAATACCACAGCACAAAACGCAGTGGGTGATTGGCCTAATGGTTCTGAAGAATCAATCATACACACAGCACCACAAGGCACAGACCCATTTAAATTAAAATACCTAGGTGCTTGGCATGGTATCTCAGGACAGAAGAAATCTGTACTTGTGTTCCACCCAAATCCAAAAGGTCCAGACAGCTTGTACCACATGGTTCACCCTTCAACAGACATGGGCGAAGTAAGAGAACAACTAATTGCAGCAGGTATAAACTACAAAACTCTTCTACCGGGAAAGACAAACACTAGAGTAGTGGTGTACGATCCAAATAGAGGAATGAGGAACACCGTAGACCAATTTGCTACATTAAATAACTTAAATGTAGAAGAAAACATTGGACAAGGCGAAATTGTAGGTCATAATGGTGATTGGAACAGTGCAGGTGCTCTACCTAAGTCACGACAAGCTTACCAAAATATTATAGGTGAATATGAGCAGAATAGTAACCAAGCCGGGCCTACCAACAATCCTAGTGGGGCATCCACCAATGGCACAAGCCCCAGCGCAGGGAAAGCCCAGCAACTCTCCCGCAAAACCACAACCAAGGCCAAAATAAAATTTGACCGTAGTCGAAGAATCTTAGAAGGATTTCTACGACAGCACAACACACCCAACAGAGAGTTACCACCTGTTGGGGATTTACTAAGCCAAGACCTACAGAACATCAAGCCAGAGCATCTATCAAAATATCAACAGTTGATTCCAGATGCGAAGTGGTCAGACATAGAAGGCGCTGTAACTTCACTGCAACAAGATCCTAGCCTCTATGACGATATGACTAGTGAATCTAACCGCAAAGAGATGTACTGCAAAGAACATGCGCGAACAGTATTACAAAGCAGTGGTTTAAAAAAGTTAATAGATAGCCTGCAAGTGCAAAAAATGATACCTGAACACGCACAGCACTTGATAGAAGACGCTAAAGATGGCGATTACTTTTCATTAGAAGCCATCAGTTCAGAGCTAAAACATGGTGTACCTTCACTGCGGGCTTTTGCGAAAGCCGCAGAGAAGGAGTACAACAAAGCAGGAAAGGTGTGGGATAAAATGCGAACACAGCCACAGCCACAAAAGTTTGCTAAATCTGAACACGCTAAAGATCAGTACCGTGCAGGTAAACACGGTGTAACCTTCCGTGGAAGAAACTACAACGGTGGACAATTTGCACCAAAAGACGATGGTGTAAAACGATTTGAAAAAGACTCCAACCTAACACACATGATTAGAAAACTGCGAGGAGCTTAATGGAAGAAATGATTGTTAAACACCATGTTCCCATTCTGGACGAGCATGAGCTTAAGGATGGTAAGGGGAATGTGGTGATCCGGCTCGACCAGAAGAAACTATCAGAGATAGTTAAGGTTAACAATAAGCGCATGGGTACTACTGGTGACGAGATACCACTTGTCATAGGGCATACCAAAGATGATGCCCCTGAAGGTGAACAACCTGAGATTGTTGGATACGCTACTAACCTAAAGGTTGAGCCATTCTTCAAAACAGGAAGAAAGTGTATCACAGCAACTTTTAAGTTCTTCAAACATGCTGCTGATAAAGTTCGTGGTTTCCCAAGGAGATCAATAGAGCTTTGGCTTAGTGATTACAAGATAGACCCGATTAGTTTGCTCGGCGCAACTACACCAGAACGGGATCTTGGACTTCTCCGCCTGTCTAAAGGTGGAGTTAAAAAATATCAAAGGACTATAGGAATGAATGATCAACAAGGCATTATTGACGGTGTGTTAGCTGGACTCCAACAAACGGATGTTTGGCAATTTCTTACACAACTCTCACAGCAAGGTGGTGAAGCACCACCTGAGGAAGGTGGTATGCCACCTGATGGTATGCCCGGTGAAGAAGCTCCTATGCCTGAAGAAGGCATGGATCCTGGCATGGGTGAAGAACCACCTATGGATGATGGTATGGGCGAAGAGCCTATGCCAGAAGAAAGCATGGAAGAAGAACAACCTGTCCAAGCTAGTCGTGGTAAACGCTACGACAGAATTAAACTATCCAGGGTAGAACAAGAAAACCAACTTCTTCAAAAAGAAATCCAAAACATCAAGATTAAATTCCAGCGTGCAGAGCGGGAGAAAGATCTTATTGAGTTGGAAGCAGAAGGTTACATGCTAGACCGTGGCGAAGAGCTATCCTTGGTGCAATCTCTTCCTGAGAACACCTACAGGGCGCACTTGCAAATCATTCGTAAGAGGTATCAAAAAGCACCTATTGGTGCACGAGCCTCCTACTATCAAGAATCTAGATCTGGTGGGGCGCGTGGCCGTACCAGAGACGAAGTGAACGAGGCTATCAATTTTGCAACATCTAACGGCATTAGCTACCAAGAGGCACTTGGAAAGATTAATGCTGAAAAAGTACTTTAACTAGGAGAATAATTCATGCCTTTGTACAATCCAGCGTTTTTGGCAGGTGGTGATATCTTCCCAGCAAGATTTGTGACAATCTCTGGGGAATTCACTGTTTCACAAGTGAGTGCTATTACTCAACCAATCATTGGTGTATCTCAAGAAGGTACACTTGCTCCACCTAATCTTGCTAACCTTTTGGGTGGCACTGAGAGTGGTGTAGCTGCCAGTGCAGGTAAATCACTAAAGGTGTTTGGCCTAGGTGATGTGTGTATGGTGCTTGCAGGTGGTACTATCACCGCTGGTGCCAAAGTAAAATCTGGAACAGACGGAAAAGCACTTACCATTGGTACTGCTGCTGGAACACATCAAGTAGGTGGTACTGCACTTAACAGTGTAGTTTCCGGTGAAAAAGTTTTAATCCAAGTAAACCCACATGTAGTGGTAATTTCGTAATAACCCTGTAATTTAAGGAACAAATATCATGGCAGATTTCGTATCTAGTGCAGCACAATTTCCAAGTGGAACAAACACATACATCCCTAGCTTTGACGCTACGGGACAACTTGTGGTATCGTTCTCACGCAATCCTAAAGACTTTGCGTTGAACAAGTATATCACAATCACCCCTGTAAAAAAGAGTTCAGGATACTACCTGAAGCTTAATGCAGAACAAGCTGGCCGTGTTGCTTATAGCGATCTTAAAGATCATGTATGGCACGATGGTAATGACGCTCCACACGGCGAATGGAATAATGAAAAGTTTGAGTGGTTGAACTTCAACACTCAACGCTATGTATTCCCATTCAGGTTAGGCTATAAAGCTGTTGATCAAGCTGACTGGAAGATTGTAGCTTCCTATAGCGCGATCAATGCACAACAAGCTATGACCGCACGAGTGGTTAAAGTTTGGGATAAATTGCAATCCGCAGTTGGTTCTGGCATTAATGATATTGCATCTGTTAACTGCAATACCGCTGGAAACGACTTTACTGGTGGATCATTCCTTGTGGATGGTGACTCCGGTGATATTGCACAAGGCACTTCTAAAGGACCTGTGTTCAAGAAGGCACTCAATGCAGTTGCCCGAAAGATCAACAAGGACACCCTTGGTGCATGTGGCCCTAAAGAAATGTGCATGATTATCAACCCAACTGTTGCTGATGCACTTTCGAGGTCTAAAGAATTGCACACTTATCTTAAAGAGTCTCCAGTAGCTCTAGCACAGATTCGTGGTGATTCTGAAAGCATCAACGGCAAGTACGGTTTGCCTGATAAACTTTATGGTTACGACATTATTGTTGAAGATGTCGTAAGGGTTTCCAACAAGAAGGGTGCTACCAGAGCAACCGACTATGTGTTGGGAGACAATGAAGCGTGGATCCTTGCACGCCCAGGTGATTTAGTTGGATTTGAAGGTTCGCCTTCATTTTCTACTGTACACCTCTTCGCATATGAAGAGATGACTGTAGAACAAAAAGATGATCCAGATAATCGCCGCATCAATGCGCGTATTGTAGAAGATTACGGCGTTGAAATTGTTGCACCTATCACTGCGTTCCGATTTAACAAAGTCGTGACAGCGTAATGGCACATGCAACAGTATCTGATCTTCTGATGCGTTACGACCTCCGTAGAATTGGTGATCTTGTGCTAGACACAGATCAACGAGCTACTGCGGAGGAACTAGCCGGAAACAGCACAGCAGGGGTGGTCGTACAGACCGCCCTTTCTGATGCATCAGGTATGATCAATAGTGCAATTCTTGCAGGTGGAAGGTACAAACTTGAAGACCTGCTATCTATGACTGTAGATTCTAAAGCCTACCTTAAAAGACTATGTTGCGACCTAGCATATGGATTATTGATTTCTAGGCGTGGGTATGGCGGCGCTGACTTAGATGCAATGACATCAAGGTCTAAAGAAACAGAAGCTATATTAGAACTATTGCGTACAGGCGAACGCATGTTTGAAATAGAAAAAAACGAACAAGCCTCAACACCACAACAAGCACAAATAAGTAAAAACATTGCTTTGTTTTCTCAAGAACTAGACAGGTACTTTGGTATCAGGCAATCATCATCAAACGAATATTTCAACCCAAGGAGTTAAAATGGCACAAATTATTACTACAGGGCCAGCACATATTTTTGTTGGAAGATCGGCACTTGATGTTGACCTTGAATCTTTAGAGTACTTAGGAACATGTCAGAAAAGCCCCGGCATTACTATTCAAACTCTAAAAGAAGATGTAATGAATGATATCGGTGGTGAAACACCGATATCATTTACTAACCAAGGTCAGATCGGACAAATTAAACTAACATTAAACAGATACGATGAATCTGTATTTGCAAAAATCGCAACAGGTTTATTTAGCGATGGTTTAAACCGTGGTGAAATATCACGAGCACAGATGGGTGCACTTGCACAAGGTATGGGGTTTGACTTTGATTTGCTGTTTTACTTCCCATTCCACCAAGGTTTTCTTTCAGGCAGTACATCATCTACTCACACAACTTCACATCCTGAAGGTATTCATTTTACCTCTGTAGTACCTACTAAAGAGAAGTTATCAGAGATGGGCACTCGCGCGCGCACAGTGTCTTTAGAGCTTAGGTGTATACCAAAGATGTACTTTAGTAACACTAATGCTGACAGTAACGGAGCTTCAGGGCCTGTATCTCCTAACATCCGTGAATTTGTGTTGTACAACCACATTAAGACCGTTTCTGCAACCCTTAAAGCAAAGGTGAACTAAATATGCCAGCTAAAATCCATGTAACAGGGCCAGCACATGTTTTCGTAGGGCACAAATCTGATTTACCTGCTAGCGGTATTTATTTGGGAACATGTGAGAAATCCCCAGATTTTGAAACTGAATTTAAATGGGGAGACATCAACAACGACATTGCAGGTTCAGCACCTATAGATCTTGTGTTTAAAGGTATGATGAGCAAACTGCAATTCCTCATGACCCGCTTCAATGACGCAAATGTGCAAAACTTTGTTGGGAATGTTAACTCCAGGGCTAAACGGCACGGAATCACACACCAGCCCGGTATTACTGATGGTGGTCAGATAGGTTCACTATCTGAATATACCCATGCGTCTGTAGTCAACGCTGGATATTGGATGGCTATTAAATTTGAATTTGCTGCATTAACCGCAGTAGATAGCTTTTTACCTAAAGGATACTTTTTCCCATCGGTTAGCCCATCACAATTTGGGTACGAGGAAGGTGCACTAGGCACAAATGGTAAAAAGCTTCAACTAGGTGTAGAAGCACACGCAGCAGTAG